TAACACCCTCTTCAAAATAACCATATCCGTCTAAAGCTATATAATCTGTATTGCTTGTGCCTATGCTTGAACCTACCGAGTTATAGAGCGTTATATCTGCCTCAACCCATACGCATTGACTGTTATAGTTTCCATCAAATTCAATCTCTATATAATCTCTTACAAGTTCGCTAATTTCAAACACTACATAATTGTTTGTGCCTAACTCTGTTTTAGTTATGCTATATTGTGCTGTTACGGGTTTGTTGGTTGTAAATATACCTGTATATATATATAGGTTTAACGTTGCATAGTTTAAAGATGCGTTGCTAACTTTTATATAATAGGGACTTCGTGCATTAATTTTTGTTGCCATAATTGTCTAATTCTCGTTCTATATCTAATATGTATTTATCTCTTAACTCATCGGGTAGTCTTTGATATGCCCTTTCAAAAGGTGTTGTAAAAAACATACTTGCTTTTATTCCTTTTTCAAAAACACTTTTAGCAATTAAAAATTGTAAAGTTTTTCTTGGTAAAAATCTACCTTGTTTATCTCTAATGTCTTTTAATCCTTTTCTAACAATCCACTTATCAAATGCTTTTGGTGGTGGCATACCCTTTAAACCTCTTTTACCACCTTTTGATTTATAAGTATAAGGGCTTTGTGAATTTTCTATATAATTAGATTTTGTACCCTTAACACCCTTGTCTTGAAACTCGCCATAATCTTCCATATCAAACAAAATAGATAACTCGCCATTGTTATTTTCTATTTTATAGTTTATAGAATTGTATAAATTTTTAGATGCGTTTTTTCTGCCTTTAGATAGGTTACTTCTTGACTGCTGAACCACATACTTGCCAAAAACATTTAACGCCTCTTGTATAGCTTTTAACTGCATATATCTATGTCATTTGCTATTAACACATCAAAGGTAACTGACCACCCTGCCAACTCATTTTCAAACCTATCAAAAAAAGGCTCACAATTTGGGTCGCCCTCCAACTGATATAAGTCTTTGTGTAAAGTTCCCATTCTTAAAACCTGTATTAATTTATTGGCTACTGCTAATTGAGTGTTTAATACGTCTTGCTCGTTATTGTTACCTATAAAAATGTCAGCAGTTGGCTCTTTGCTAACATTCACTATATCCATAAATAAGATACTTATGTTAAAACTCATTACCTGCTCTTGTAACGTTACATTGTTAACCATTAAGTGCGACAAAGGGTATATAGTTTGTTTAGACAAATCAACATCTGTTATATCGCCTGTAGTAACTGTATTAACGTTTACATCTGCTAATAGTTGGTCTTTTATTGTTTGGGTAATTTGATAAAACCCTCTTACTGCTTGGTTCATTTGAATTTACTTTTTATTTGTTTAGCTTCTAACTCTGCTTTCTCTTTTTCAAAAGCAATAGCATATAAGCATTGATGTAGGTTTAATTTAGTGATATGTTCAATCCGTCTAATATCCCCTTTAGCGAGTGTGTATATTGACTGATACCAACCCCATTTTTGTCCGAACTGATATACTCCACTAAATTGGTTTCCTGTTGCTCCTCCAAAGATTTCAGGATATTTTTCGATAACGCTATCCCTAAATTGTAAAAAAAAATAACCGAGCCTAAAACTGCGTCTAACGGCATCTCTTTTAAGTGTTCCCCATCGCTAACCTCATAATCGTTTATAATATATTTTTGCCCTAACTTTTGTTTAATAGGTCTATAAAGTACTGCCATTGCTTTGTGCATATTATCCCAATCACTTAAATAGTTGTCTAAATCTACATACTCGCCAAAACTCATATCCTCTAAATTTGGTATGAAGCCATATTCTTTGCCTTTCATTTTGAAGCTCATAACAAGGTTAGGGTTTATGTTAAGCATATCTGTTAGAATGTTATTAATTGAAATAATATCTGATGGTCGCATTTTCAAAACATAATCGCCTCTGACATTACAGAATATCTCTATAAGTTTAAGCATTAAAAACTCTTCTTTTTTTTGGTCTAATTCGCCACCCTCTAAAAGTTCTGACTGTATCTTTATATATCTTTGGTATTGACCTAAAGTTATTTCGCTTAAATTCTCAGGGATAGTTACTTCTACTTGCATATATTATTTTATTATATAACGTTAAAAAAAAATAATTTACAAAAATACAAAAAGGCATAAAAAAAAGGGTTACATTTCTGCAACCCCTCTTTAACTAAACTAAAACTACAAACTATAAACTATCTATTAATTGAAGCAAACAAATTGCTGTTAAAGTTCCAAACATAGCTATCGCGTAAAAGCTAATCAACCAATAAATATTATTTTTGTCTTTTTTTATAAAATCTTTCATATCTAATAATTTTTAATTTGCTCTTCGATATAATCCAACGCCCAATTTGAAAGTAAGTCTTTTATATCTACACCGTTTAAAAATACGTTCCATATTTCTACCTCGTCAGGCTCAGGTGCGTTTAAATAATCGCCATCACAACCTTTAGTATATGTAAACTCTACATCTACCTCTGTGTTGCATATAGTAAACCTTTCAATGTCTGTTCTCATAATTTCTTTGTTTTAATCTAAAAGTTCAATTCCTTTAGGTAATTTTTCAAAAGTTCCCCAAGTAGTAGTAATAATCATATCGTTTCCATCAAAATAAGAATCCTCCTCGTAACATTCTGCAAATATTGAATCTTTATTTAAAATAGTAAACAATTTTTTATATAAACCATTATAGCCTTTATTTTTTTGGTTTATTAATCTGAATTTTGAAAATGTTGTCATAATTTGTTTGTTTTAATATTATGATACAAATATACAACTTTATTTTAATTCACAAAACTTTTTAATAACTTTTTTTATATTTTAACAAAACTTTAACATTTATACAATAGCATACCTACCAAAATTTGGTTTGCTAAGTACGGAATAAGTAGCATATCTTATAGCATCAATTGTATGATTATTTTTATCTACGGGTTTGTTTAATAGTTTACCACTCCTATCTTCTTGCCATTTGTAGTTTCTGAACTCTTGTATGGTATTATGACTATCTTTGTATATATGTATCTTAAAACGCTTTAGTAAGTCTATTCCTGCATTTATACTATCAGCACCCTTTATGCTTGGTCTAACATTCCACCCCATACGTTTTAACTCATCTATTAGTCTTGGCTCTGCACTATCAAAATATATAGTTTGCCTATCTATACCTACTTGTTTCCATTTGTTGTGAATATCAACAGTAGTCATTTGCGTTTGGTATATATGCTCTTTTATATATAAGTTGTAATCTTTTTTATATACCGAAACAAGAGTAGTTGGGTCATTCGTATATCCTGCATCTGCACCATAACTAACAAACTCCACATCTTCGGGTATATCGTTTACCTCTTTAAACGTGAATATAGTTGATTTAGAAGCTCCAATTTGTCCTAAACCATATATCTGCCAATACTGTTCGTCTGTGTCTTTTAAACGCTCTATTTCGGCTCTTATACTGCTTTCTAAAAATGGGTTATCTAAATAGGTTGTTATAAAGAAGTCTGTATCTTCTCTGTCCTTTACTTTGTCATATATCCAATGGTACTCATCAGACGGGTTGTAGTCTATTATGATTTTATCTTCTGTTCGGAATATTAATTGTTGCCAATCTTCATAGTCTAATTCGTTGGCTTCATTTATAAACAACAAGTTTCTTTTGCGACCTCTTACTTTTTGTGGTTGGTCTAAAGATATAAATTCTACAAGGTTTCCGTTTAAGTTATATTCGCTGTTTGATTTGTTGTGATTATCTTCTCTGTATAATTCGTGTCTTTTTAAGATGTCTATAAAATCTCGCATTACAGATGCTCTTACACTTGGGAACGTTTTACGGCAAATTGTAATTGTTTTATTTTTGTTGTTTAGGCAGTATTTGAATATAATGTATAGAAGTATGTTATAAGTCTTACCTGACCTTGTACCACCTTGCTCAATGGTTATCTTTTTGTTTGATTTTAAAAGGTGTTTAAATACCTTATTCGTTTGTACTTTCAATTATTTCTATTTGAAAATTGTTAGGCATACCATCTGCACCTGTTATCTCTTGGCGTTCTACATACCCTCTTTTTTTACCTTTGGTTTTTAAATAAAATATAGTAGCTGCTGTTGAGCCATCGCCTATCTGTTTGTGTAGTTGGCTTTCGGCATAGTCTAAAGCTATATTCTGAATATCATCTACTTGTTTAGCAAAAGCCTCATCATCTTGCAACCATTGATAAAATGTAGTTCTGCCAATACCGACAGTTCTACAAGCAGTAGTAACAACCCCTAAAGATTTTTCTAACGCTTCAAGTATTGCTTTTTTATGTTGTACTGTTTTGTTCATATTTCTTACCATTGATTTTTACTTCTAACGTACTATCAAGTTTAAGCATTCTATCTATTATTACTTGGCAATACTTTGGATCAAGTTCCATACCGTAGCATTTTCTTTTTAGTTGATGTGATGCTACCATTGTAGAGCCACTACCAAGAAATGCATCGTAAATATTCTTTTTATCTGAATTATCATTTAAAGCCATTTCAATAATTTCTATTGGCTTCATAGTAGGATGAACAGTATTTCTTTGTCTTTTGGTTTGCCAAACATCTCCTCTTAAAGTTTTCTGACCTCCAAACTTTCCGTGATATAAAATAATTT